GCGCCAGCTCCTGAAGGGATCTTAGAATCTGCAAGATCTGACTCTGCTGAGGTTAAAGATATTCTTCCTGAATCCACAAAGGATAGTAACTTGTAGGCTGCACCTAGTGTTACTACATCTTGAGATGACTCAGGAAGTCCAGTTACATCAGCAAAATCATCAGAGTTATTTTCTAAAGTATCTGGAGTGGTAGTGTAATAAACTTGAACTGTTCTACCAGGTTGTATGTTCTCATAAATATTAATTGTGTTAGTACTATTAAAGGTAGCGATATTAGCCATACCATCTGCTCTCCAGCGATTAACTGGTAACCACTCTTTAGATGAACCAGTAGTCTGCCAAGATACAAACAAGATTTGTTCTAGATCATCTGGTAGTGCATATGTAGTTTGACTTGCGTTAAAGGTAAAAGTGAATGAATCTACTGCCCATAGTTTAGGATACAAAGAGTTGATAGTATCGTTGATAGCCTTCTTAATTGAGATTCTAGGAAATGATGGAGATAAAGTTACTTGAGCATATTGAGCGTGTGATGTAGGTGTAGATCCTTGATATCCTCTACCAAAGCCTGGTGCTACGTTTAGAGTATTAGATGCAGTACTGAAGTTATCAATCCAGATTAACTCATCATCAATTTCAATAGGACCTTTAGCTAGGTTAGATGATGAACCCACCACCATACTTGTAGCAACGCTATTAATTGCAGCGTTAAGATAGGTCAGGCGATCTTGCTTCAAGGTGTAACCTTGTAGATTGGTCTTTACCTCGTTGACCATTTCATTAAACGTTGCCATTCATTTTCTCCTTATAGAATTGCATATTCTTTTTTAATCTCTCATCGTTAGGGCTTAACTTAAGAGCAATCTTTCCGAACTTATATGCTTCTTTCCAGTTACCTAATTGCCAAGCTGAGACTGCAACTAGATCTGCAGCCATATGACCCCAAGCCCAAGATTCACTCATAAAGCCTGTGGTTTTTTCTGTGATACCAAATGCAACCTTTGATGAATAGTTGCACTCTTTCCACTGTTTCTTTTCGTAGTAGTAATTAGCAAGTGCTAAGACTGCTTCTCTACTTTGATATACTTCAGTGCCTTGTGTTAAGTATTCCTCAGCATTTGCTGGATCACACTTTGCCATAAGGCGAAGTGCAAATCCTTTTTCTGCTGGAAACTTTGATATCTCAACATAGCGTTTAAATACTTCTAACGCCTTCTCAAAATTCTCTTTGTAATAATATTCTCTAGCAAGATAGTAAAGATTTCTTGGCTCAGGATTTTCCTCTGCTGCCATCTCTAACATCGGTAGGTAGTAACTTCTAATCTTAGAGTTATCTGGTTTATGCCAAACCTCTATATTATATCTCTTAGTTACTTCTTTCTTACCGTATGTTCTAGGCACCTCGTGAACTGGATGGGACCAATAAACATTCTTTCTTCTATGGATTCTAAAGCCATCAAACTCGTGCTTAGGAGTTCCATCTTCATTAAAGTCTGTTATGAATCTATAGTAGGCTCTATCAACATCATCTGCTAAAGCCTTCTCTAATTCACTTCTCCACTCACCGACTAGCATCTCATCCATATCTAATGCGATACACCAGTCAACATCTAGTGGTAATGAAGCAAGTGCATAATTCCTTGCCACATCAAATCTAAAAGGATCTACTGCACATTCAACTACATTAATACCTAGATCTTTAGCGATCTTAACAGTATCATCTTCTGAACCAGTGTCACAGATTAAAAAGTAATCTGCTCCCTTTGCTGAGTCAAACCAACGTTTGACGTGCTTTGCTTCATTCTTAGCAATCGTATAGACAGCTACCTTCAAAAGTCATTCACCTCTTTAAGTCGTAGATCAGAGTACGAGGGGAATTGTACTACTAAGTTAGGCTGTGTTATATATGCTTTAAGATCTTTAGCAAAATCTCTTAGACCGATATCTATATAGGAATTATAATCTTCAAGTTTATTTATGAAGTATTCTAATCTACTAGGATTTATACAGTAGGCTTGAGATCCTGTTGTTAATACTTGAATACCCCAATGACGATTAACCATTCTTACTAGGCCAACCTCTTTAGGAACTAATGCTCCGAGATAAAATATATCCCAATCTTCAGGCAATGTTTGCATTACCTTTTCAAACTTCTCATTGAAGTCTTCTACGAACTGAGCATCATCTTCTAGTATTAAAACTTTTTGTCCTGCTATTTGTTTCATTACCTGTAGATGACTTTGTAACCCTGCGACTATTGGATCTATACCAAGTTGCTTACCATCTACTGCAGAAAATCTTTCATATTGGATATCTAACTTCTCTAGTTGAGGAGCTAGCTTTTCCATACGATCTGTTCTTCTATCAAGATTAATTACTATAACCTTGTCAAAGAAATCGTTTACCTTCACTAGGTGAGTTTACATTCCACCTAAGAAAAATGAGACTGGAATCGCATCAGCACCAGGTCCTGTTGGACCAGTTGCTCCCGTTGGACCTGTAGGTCCAGGAACTGTTGAATCTGCACCTGTCGGTCCAGTGGCACCAGTAGCACCAGTTGCACCCGTAGGTCCAGTAGGACCTGTGGCTCCTGTTGCACCGTTAGCACCAGCAGGACCAGTAGGTCCTGTATCTCCAGTAGCGCCTGTAGCACCTGTGGCACCAGTGGCTCCATTAGCCCCTGCTGGCCCTGTAGGGCCTGTATCACCTGTTGCCCCAGTACTTCCTGTAGGACCAGTCGCTCCAGTGGCTCCTGCGGCCCCTGCAGGGCCTGTAGGACCCGTTGGGCCAGGCACTGTTGAGTCAGTGCCAGTGGCTCCTGTTGCTCCAGTACTACCTGTTGCGCCTGTAGCGCCAGTTAATCCTGTTGGTCCTGTGGGTCCAATATCTCCTGTTGGTCCAGTTGCACCAGTACTGCCCGTTGCCCCTGTAGCACCTGTAGGTCCTGTCGCACCCGCAGACCCCGTTGCGCCAGTGGCACCTGTAGGGCCAGTGGAACCTGTTGGTCCCGTAGCTCCCGTATCGCCTTGTGCGCCAGTAGGACCCTGGGAACCAGTTGGACCTGTCGCGCCCGTTGAACCCGTATTACCTGTAGGACCAGTATCGCCAGTAGGACCAGCACTACCAGTAGAACCAGTAGGACCTGTAGAGCCTGTGTTACCAGTTGCACCTGTTGCTCCTGTTCCGCCTGAAGGACCTGTTGGTCCACTAGGACCTGTAGAACCACTAGGTCCAGTAGGTCCTGTTGGACCTGTAGCACCAGCTACACCTTGACCACCTTGTGGACCTTGATCTGCTGAAAACTGTACAGATACTTGTGGAGTAATACTTTCTACAACTATAAATGTTGTCACAGTGTTACACCTCCAGTAACTACAAACTTACCTTCTAAAATTCTTGTTACAGTACCACCAGAGTTAACTACTAGATCGTAGGAATAACGAGCAGGTGTTAGATCTGCAGTTGTAGTAGATGAAATATTTACTACTACTCTTCCACTAATACCTTCTAAAGTAATTCCACCATTAGCGGTAGTTAAAGAAAGTGTTGTGGTATTAGAACCTACAAATGGGCGTACAGTCATAGTCGCTGTATATCCTGTTAGATTCCAAGGAGTAACTACTCCATTAGTTTCATCTTGTATTACGAATTGAAAATTAAATGTTGTTGCCTGTTCACAGACTAAATTATATTTTGCACTCAAGAGGATATCAACCTTAATGCTGCTGCCGCAGCTAGTCCCGTACTGGATGCTAGTTGATTACAAACTCCAGTAAAATCTTTCCAAGCAGACTTATCAGTATTACCAGCAATCTGATTTAAAACACCAACAGTATCTGAAACAGTTAAGGTAACAGTTCTTTGAGCAGCCCATTGGCGAGCAGCCAATGCTTCTCCTACCATTGCCGAAGGATCTCTATAAGTGCCACCATTGGCAAGGCGATTTAACTCATCGCTAAGAGTTGTACCTGCTACACCTAGTGCCACTTATCTCTCCTTACTTCTTCTTTGTTTTTCTTGCTACTGCTGCGTTATCTATTAGATTTGGATATGGTCTACCAGCAGCCTTTGCTCTTGCTTTAGCAGCACTCTTTTGTGCTGGTGTTAATTTCTTAGAAGTTTTCTTAGGGTTCTTCTTATCCCAAAATGCTACTTTCTTTTTCACCACTTCACCTTGTCCGCCCAATACGCTGCAGACATCTTGCCCTTGGCAATATTCTTAGCGTGACGAGCTTTAAATGATTTTTGTCTTGCAGTTGGTTTCCTATCACCAGTTACGCCTTGCTGTCCAAAGCGTATAGTTTTAACTTGTGATCCTTCTTTAGCGACCACAACGTGACTTTTCTTAGGATGACTAGGAGTTCTCTTAGGTTTATTAAAACCAGATACTCCCGCCCTAGCGAGTCTTGGATCCTTCTTGCTTGCCATATACTCCATACTTTCCTAATACTGCTCTGATAGATCCATTCTTATTAAGACGAACTACCATTCCATTCTTAATCTGAACTGGATTAAAACCATCGTGGCGCTTGTAGCTACCAGATGACATTACTTCTTTTTCTTCTTAGACATTCCTGCCTCTGAAAGAGCAATAGCAATTGCTTGCTTCTTAGACTTAACCTTCTTGGCAGACTTGCCAATATTCAGTTGGCCCTTCTTAAACTCTTTCATTACTTTGGCAACCTTCTTAGCGCCTTTTGATTTCTTCATTGGCGAGGTGCTGCCTTAGCAGGAGAACCAGTTTGGATTGAATCGTAGGTCATATACTTACGATTAGATTCCTCTTGGCGTTCTGCGTTTGGATAAACATCCAACTTAACGTTTAGATCTGGGCGAGTCTCGTAGACTACGCCATCATCTGTCTCTTTCATTATTTCTTTTTTCCCATCTTTTTCATAGCCATCTTTGCGCCTGATTTTTTGGCTGCTTTCTTAGCCATTGCTTTTCCCTTTTTTGTATATGGGAATTTCTTTCCGTTTACCATTGGCATTGTTTACCCCTTATAGGTTAGGTTGATTCCGTCAAATGCTTTACCAGCTTTGTCGGAAAGTGAGACTGCGGCATCAATATCTTTCTGCCTTGTTGATCTTGGTTCCATACCCTGCTTAATTGCAGAGTAATAACTATTTAATTCTCTTTCATCCTTCTTAACTTTATCTTGATCCCATCCAGTTTTAGTAGGTGACACACCTACGAACATTGGAGTATTCTGCCTTAGACATTCAGCATAACTTTGGTGATCTTTTGTCTTACAACTTGATGTGCAATTATTCATTAAATGTTTTCCAAGTACTGGCTATAACCAGCATCAATTAAAATCTGTGCGGCTTGGTCATCTATCTCGTAGGTATGACCGCCCATATAAACTGCATCTGCATCTGTAATATCATCTTGATAAGGATATCTTGTTGCTGTAACTGTAGTTCCATTTACTAGAAGAGTTACGCCTCTAGGTATATCTGTTAAGAAAGGATTAATAGCACCAGTAGATGTTCCACCAGTGATAGGTCTTCCAGCTAATCTTGCGTATGGTGTGTTTTGGTTATCTGCAGTGATCCAAGTTTCCCACTCCCAAGGAGTTGTAAGTCTGTAAGTCACATTTACCTTTCTTGTAGAACAGGGGTGGTTTCCCACCCCTGCCCATTACTAACTAATTGTTAGGAAGCTGTTGACTCAATGCGGTATAGCGCAGCCTCGCGGAGTCTTGCGAATCCACCGAAGTAGTACCAACCGATTGTGCGGAAGCGGCGAAGCAAGTCAACCTCTGGACCAATGATGGTAGAGATGTCTTGTGCCTTAGCCTCTGCTAGAGCCTCACGGCCTGCAATTACTGCTCTGTAAACGTTAACAGATGGTGAAGCACCATTGCTAACTACTGGAACGCGAGGTGTTTCAATTACCATTGCGCCCTCAATTACACCTACAGCACCAGGGATAATTGTCTTTGACACATTGTCTGTGTACTTGACGATATCCTGGAATCCACCTGTGCCTGATTCAGCGCGTAGATCGGCTGCTTGGCGTGGGTGTAGGTATGCTACATATAGTTCGCCCATACGAGGCACTGCCTTGTTTGTGCGTAGTTCTGTAACAGCCTTACGGATGTTAGCAACTGTGATTGTATCGCCAGTTGTTAGATCAGAAGTTGTTGTGTTTCCAGTTCCTGCGTAGATGACGTTTGTTCCACCTGTTAGAACTGAAGCTACTACAGAGTCAATTGAATCTGCAGCGTTGTATGCAATGATGTCTGCAAGAGCAGCATCTACATCGTTGAAAGAAGTTAGGTTTAACTTCTTAGTTGTTGTTACGGCTGAACCGTACTCATTAAGTGTTACTGTAACCTGTGATGGGTTACCTAGGGCTACGGATGAAGCATCAGATTCTTCAGTCAATGTTGCTGTGACTTGTGATAAGTCAGAATAGATTGAGAATACAACTGATGATCCAGGCATAGCTTGCTGTACTGGCTTGACATCTGCAATTGCTCTCATCACTGGGATTGAGCGTAGTGCCATACGAACGTATTGATCATACGCGGTCTGGACTAATGCGGTAATGTCTGCGGTACCAGTAATCGTACCTGCTGGTAGTGTCATTTAAGCACTTGCCTTTCGTTGGATAGGGTTATAAACCAGACTGTCTAATTACATCATCCAACTCTTCGCGGCTATTAGCGTTTAACAACTTTTGCATAATATCTGCAGCAGCATTAGGTGTATTACCTTGTTCTGCAGCATTAGTTAATCGTTGATATTGCTTAGCCTGTGCTGGGTCAATATTAGGTGCTTGCTGGCTTTCAGTAGTTTGAATCCCGAAAACATCGGCATTTGATTCAAGCCACTTTGATACAGACTCCTCAGTTGGGTCTATATCCTGTGGGATAAACGAAGCGATCTTCGTATTTACCCCGCGAGCTGCGAGGGCATCCTTGATTGCTCTTTCGCGTTGCGATTTATTAAGGCCTTCAAACTGAGCCTTTAATTCAGCTAGTTCTTTTTCCTTTTGTTTATTCGCTTTGCGTAGTTGCTTGATAAGGTCTGTAGATGTATCAACATTGTTGTCATCTTCATCCTCGTAGTCGTAGTTGGACATAGTCCATCTCCCATTCTATTGTAGTTGTCGCGGACCTCATATAGATTTGGGGATTTTCTATATGGCTTCCACTACTGGTTTTGGTATCGCTCTAACGAACCAGTCGTCTCGTTAGCAGGCTTAGTATTGCCCCGCTCTATCGCGGGATAGAGCACCACTAGTCAGGCCAGATTGTCCTGAGAATGATGCTTGCTCAAGTGAACTTAATCTTTTTCTCTTAGTGCCAGCTTCTGCTGCTCCACTTAAACCAAAGATTTCTTCTTCTGCAGTTCTTTGTGTGTAAGGAGATTCTTGATAGAAATCAGATAGTTGTCTTCCTCGTTCAATAATAGGAACTGCTGCTTGGTAACCTTCTCTTGCTTGTTGTGCAGTTATGCCATATCTAGCAAGTTCTTCTGCTCTACCAACATCGGTAGCAAGTCTTGCACCAAGTGCTGCGCCACCGATCTCTGCTGCAGTTACCTTACGCTTGATATCTGCTAATCCCTTTTCTGGATCTAAAGTATAAGCAAGAATATCCGAGTTGTTAATATCAGGATAGAATTGTTTTAGCGCTGCAGTAACTTCAGAAGGAGCGTTAATAACTCTGTTTTGTGCGGTCATAATACGCTCTTCTAATTCAGCAGGAGATACATCTCCAGCAATAAACTTCTCAAATCCTTCTTGACGACCTAGGTCACCTCTTGTGTAATAGTTTGCTGGTAGTCCATAGTTACGCATAATGTTTTGGTAACCATCTTCTAATGTTAAATACTCTGCCTCTGATAGCGCTCTTAATCCTTTTCCAATACGAGCAGCATTAGCTGCAAAGCGCCTCTTATAAGGTTCAGTTTGGCGTAGCAGAAGAGTCAATTCTCCTTCAGATGTATCATCTGTAATTAAAGCCTTTAATGGTTCTACTAAAGCACCTAATCCGTACTGCTGAAATTGTGATAATAGTAGATCATATGCTGAGTTTCTTCCAGTAGCTTTACCAGTTTCATCATAAATAGGGTTAGGAACATTTACGAACTGTATTCCTGCTGCTGCGGTTTCAGCTTCTGTTTTTTCCCTACCATATTGTTTAGAAAGTTCAATTTGTTCTGGGGTTAATCCACCTAATCTATTTGCACCAGTTGCCGATGCTGCTAAAGTATTTGCTTCTTTTTGTAATTGAGCACCTGATTTAAAAGTTCCAGCAATTGGATCATAAATACCTTTAGGATTTTCGGCTGCTTTAATTTGTGCCTGAAGTGCTTTGTTTAAATTACCAACTCCACTAAGGGCTTGCGATATAATTGGTCTACCCTTTTCAAGGGCAGCAGCAGCAGTTGCTTCTAAGGCTGCTTTACGTTGAGCAGCAGCAGCATTGGCTCTATTAGCAGCTTCAATCTGTGCTTGGTTAATTACTTTCTTCTCAGCCATCGCTACCCCTGGAATCCAAAGTCTTGTAAGACTCTAAGTACTTTACTGGAAACTTCTTCTCTAGCATTGTTTGTATACTGCCAACGAGGATCTTTTTTCAATAGTCTCCTAAATTCATATATAGGAAGTTCCCTATCAGTAATAGCACCCTGAAGAGTAGTGTCATTTAAGTCAATAGAATTAGGATCTACTTCTAGTAGAGCAGCCATAGTTCTTTTATATGGAGCATACACAGTTTCTAAATCAGTACCCTCTGCTAAAAGTTTTTTAATGCTATCTGGGCGACCTAATCCAGCAGTATATCTAATGTCATTTTTAATAACATTTATATCTTTACCATTACGTATATCATTAGCATAAGAATCAATTTGGCTTTGACTTAAAGTAATACCATTTGCTCTAGCTACTGACATTAATTCCTGAGATGCTAAAGATTCTTTTTGACCTCTTTTAGTTTCAAACTCAGACTTACCAGTTTTAGGATCTTTAATTTTCTTTACTTCTTCAGTAAGAAATTGAATTCTATCTAAATCAGTAGTATATTCAGTACGATTACCTACTTTAACAGCCTTACGACCAGCGCTTCTTTCCGCTTTATTAAGTACCTTATAGAGTTTTTCTATTTCTTCAGGAGTAGCATCTCTATTTAATATACCTCTGACTACTGATTGAATAGTAGATGCGGCTTGGGTAGGAGAAGATATTGTTACATCTATCTCGGTTCTACTACCACCTGCACCTGCTTGCTCAGATATTTTAGTACTTATAAACTCATCAAGAGTTTGATTGATACCAAAACTGGTATTCCTCTTTTTGTTATCAGATAATGCTTCTTGATACTTACCAACTAGATCTTCAATATTTCTCCAGTTAGCAACTTTGTATCCAGCAGCATTTAACTGGTCGGCAAATGCCTTTTTCTCTGGATCTGATTTATCATATAGAAACTTAGGCGCTGCTATAATTTCTTTATCTATATCCCTAGTGGAAGGCGCAGACCCTACTGTAGTGCCAGTAGTATCAGTAGTGGTTTCAGTTTCTACTGCTTTGCCTGATCCAATATTTTGGATATTTTCTACAATTTTTTCTTCTTCAGTTTTTTGTTTTACTGGTTCTTTATAATTAGCAATTAAGCCTTCAATTCTTTTAACTTCTCTATCGGCTTGTTGCAGTTCATAATAGGCTTTATTATAGGCTGCTCCACTAGTTAAGGCCTCACCTTTAAGCCCTTTGTTTCTATTAAGGGAAAGTTCATACTCGGCTTTATTGGCAGCATTAGAACGTCTATTTTTAGCATTTGCTAATTGAGACTCTAACTTCTTTTTTGGATCAGCCATTCGTTACTTACTCCCTTACCAATGATGAAAAAAGAACGTTGTATGCTGAATTAGCGCTAGAATTAGTTGATGCCAATTCTTTTAATTTAGCAATTACGTTAGCTTTTAATAGGTCTTTGTATTCCTGTGTATTTGTAAATGTTCCGAAACTAGAATCCCTTACAGAGATATAGTCTTCATACTCTTGTACCATAGCCTTTAAAACCTTTTGAGTTTTAGGTTGAATGGCTGTATAAGCAGGATCATCCAGCATAAGAGTTAAGTCTTTATAGGCTCTTAATTTCTCTATCTTACCCGCTCCACCCTTACCAAGTTCTACTTGAAGCATAGGTCTTACGCCTTTAAATTGAGTAGACCAAGTCTCCCATTCATCTCTAACCATACGACGATATGAATCAGAAAAAGCAGTCTTTAAGTTAGATTCGTATTCATCTCTTTTAGCAAAGTATTCTTGCTTATCCTTTGCTGTTTGAACTTCTGACAAGAAATCTGTAAGAAGTTTACTAGATCTTAGACCAGAGTTCATAAGTAACTTATAGGCGTTAAAGTCAAAATCTCCAGCTTGTGGGATTAAGAATGGGGCACCTTGTGGATACTTCCTCATAAGTTCAGAGTTTTGATCTATCCAATTAGCTGCGTTTTCAACTGGAGCAATTTTTGCTACTGTATTTTTTTCAGATTCTGAAACTGTATAAGGCATTTGGTCTGGATATCTCTTAATCCATTCCTCAGTTGTCTTATCTACATCAAAGTTATTATCAGATAACATCTGATTAAATACTTGCTTAAAGTTAGTTGCGCCATTATCTCTTACCCATTCAGCCATATCTGACTTTAAGGTTATTTGGGGAGATGCTGGAGCAAAGAATCCAAAAACAAATCTCATTAACATAACAGTCATAGTTGATGACTGCCATTTATCTTGAAATGCTGCTAGTTCACCTGCGGTTGGTGGAACCTCTAGACCAGTTACTGGATCTATTTTAGGTTTTACACCATAACCTGCAGCTTCAAGATAGGTTGCTGCCTTACGAGCAGCAGATGCGTACTGAGAATTACGCTCATCTCTATTTAATGTTTGTAAAAAACGATTGATATGTGATGGGAATACTGCAGAGATCAAAGGTTGATCTTCACCGTAAGAACCAAGTAGATATCCTTCTAGATCTTTGATTTGTGGTATAGCAGATCCTAAGAAACTTATTGGAACTGCTGCTAATGGACCAGCAAATGTAGGAAATAGTGAGTCTGGGTTCAGAGATGGAGTAATCATCTTTAACTTACCACTAAATTCTAGAGGGGCAGGGACTTTAAATCCATCTTTCCAACCAAATACATCTGTAATTCTAGACATAACAGAATAAACTGGTGCTAATCCTGGATAAAAGAAGTACTGATCTCCATTATCATCGGTTTGTACAAACCCAGAATGTGCTACACCTTCATAGGTTAGTGAAGCACGGGCTAAAGATTCTGGATTATAACGAACTGCTCTACCTACGCGGCGATAAAAGTCTTCAGTTGCTCTATAGAACCTAGCAAAGTTACGAATAGACATAGCCAATTGGCTACGAATCTGAGGATTATCTACGTACGCTAATACTCTATTCTTAGCAAGATCTTCAGCTATAGCAATGATTTGTTTCTCTGCATTAAGTTTTGCTTTTTCTAAAGCATCTCCTGTTTTACCAGCAGTTGCTTTACTCATAAGAGCTTTTTCAAAGCCAGTTTCATCCATAGTTTTACGGATATCAATAACTGCAGAGTTTACTAAAGGTACTCTAGATATACGGGCATTTGCGGCACCCATACTATCCCAACCTTTATCAAAGATACTAGCAGCAAAGTTGTCACTATCTAATACTGGAACTAAAGTAGGACCTGAAATAAATTCAGGGGCAAGGTCAAACTCGCCTTTACCTGGAATATTACTTAGTTCAAGATCTGAAGCATCAACTACTATATTTCCATCTTTATCTGTTTTACGGATTTTAGATAGTAGGTCTGTATTTAGATCTCCATTACGCTTACTAAAGTATGGTCTTACTGCATCATATATAGCTTCAGCGTGTCTTTGAGTAGTTACTCCTGGCTTAGTATAAAGATCAAAACGATTTCTTGCATTTTCAGGAAGGTTATCTAAATACTTGCGTATATTTTCAATTGCTTGCGCTCTAGAAATATTAGGATCAAGATTCTTAATAGCCAATGATCCAAGATCAGAATTAGCATTTACTGCTATGGTGGTTAACCAAGCCACTCTGTTTTCTTGACTCACTACTGGATTAAAATTATCAAATGAAGATCCAGTTTGTTGTTTATACTTTACTCCATTGATTTCAAATGCTTCTACTTTTCCATACTTAGAAACATCTTCTGTAACGTTAAGATATTGACTAGCACCGCGAAGTGCGTTCTTTGAACCTTCTGATACGTCAGCAGATAGACTATCAATATCGCCTAGGCGTATATGCTGATTTAATATTTCAGCACCGCGTTTATCTAGTTTTTGGCCAATACCATCTTCAAGAACCGCTCTTGCTTGAATTGCTCTAACGGCATCAATATCTCCATTATCAATAGCTGCTTTAATTTCTGCTTGGTATGCGGCTCTATCTTTTTTACGAATTACTCTATTGATAAAACCTAAGTTACCATTTTCTTTAGCTAAGTTTAAACGGGTACTTAAAAATCTACCTTTAGTAATTCCCCAAGTAGATCTACCAATAGCAACTTGTGCTAATAGATCTTCAGCAGAGTTACGAATAATAAAACGAGGACCAGCCAGAGTAAAGAATACCCAAGAAGATGTTATGGAGTCAGCCCATTTTTTATAGTTAGGACCAAACAATCTAGTAAGTAATGCACCTTTAGCAGCATAACTATCTAGATTTAAAATTGATGGAACTGCAATACCAGATGACAATTGCCATTCTAATACCGCTAGTTCTTCGCCATCAAAATTAGATGGGTTATAAGCTACAGTCTCTAATTTACCAGTTGCTGGATTTATTTCTTCTTTTAATACTGTTGGAGCATAGCGTTGCTTTCTGGCAAACTGTTGCTCAAGTTGGACAAGCCCAGAATCGGATTTATTCCAGCCGCGAGTTTCCGCTAATGTTCCCCAGATACCTTTAAAGATTTGCCGCTTTTGATTTTCATCTCCAGCAGAAAATGCTTCTGCAATAATCTTTGAGTGATACTTAGTATTACCAAGACGAGCTAAACGATAAACTTGAGTTGCTGCATCAGGACTGTTTACATCAAAAAAGTTATTTTTAAAGTATGGTGTAATAGCAAACTTTTGAGCAAAGCGATCTACCTTACCCTGTATCTGCTCTATTCCTAATCGGATAGAACCATCTTTCTTAATTTTGCCAACTGCTTTTTCTGCTTGACCAATTCTCTGGGCTTGCTGTCCTAAACCACTAACAATAGTTTCAGGTGTAATACCTATTCCATAAAGATTACGGACTAAGGTTTGACCCACTTTATCAATATTAAGAATTTTATTACCAGCAGTTAAAGCAAGAACGCGAGCTTTACGAGCAGCATCTAATTGAGGAATTAATGGAGTCTTACGAGCAGATTGTCCTCTTAAAATAAATGTAACATCTTGAACATTCTTTAGATAATTACTTGCAGTAGTTGCATCTTTAATACCTGCTCTAATAAATTCATCTATAGCAGATGGACCAAACTCAGGTGCTAAACGCCTTAACTTAGTTGAGATCTCTTCACCAGCGACTAAGTTTTTAGACTTACGAGCTTTGGCTAGATCATCTAACCCTTTTCCATATACATCAAAAAATTCAGTTACTTTTGGATTAGCAAATACTCTATCAACTCTTGCATCATCATTTATTACGCCAAGTAATGAACGACCATAACTTTGCTTTTCTTTACCTATTACGTTAAATAATAACCAGTCTCCAGCATCATAGGCTTTTTTGGCTTTACCTAAAACAAGTGTTGGATCTGTAAATATTCTAAAAGCTGCATCTGTTACACCAGAAATGCCCTTATATAAAAAACCTTTTTCTGGAAGGAATGGAATTAAATTTGCTAATTGACGACCTGGTGAATATTTAGCAGCTTGTACTGCATCTATTACATCTTGTAGTAAAAAGTCAGCATCGCCAGATTCTTGTAACTGAGCAGCCTTTGCTGCAATAGCCTTTTCTTCTTCAGTTCCATTATTGGCTATATCTGATAACTTTTGGCCTGATGCTATCTTCATAGCTACTGAAACATAATTATTACCAAATTGAGATTTAGCAGCCGCTATACGATCAGGACTAAATACTTTATCGCCTTTATCATTAGCAACATCAAATGCCTCAGATAGATCAAGATTTTGATCTAATGCAATTGCACCAGTACGATATAAACGAGTTGTAAAATCTGATACTTCATTTAATGCTTTAAATGGAGCGGCAATAGCTGTTTTAGCACTTTTACCTAAATAATGAAAAGCACCGCCAAGCCATCCTCGTTTTGCTTTTACCTCAGGATCTTCTCCACCAAACATAGCAACGTGTGCATTTTGTTGCGATTTAGATAATTCAGAAAATGCTTGTTCTGCATATTGAGCAGGCATAGATAATAAAGTTTTATGAGACTTTACTAATTTAGCCAAACCATCTGCTTGTGCTTTTTCAGCAGGAGTAAGACCAGCCTGAGTTGCTGCAGATCTAATATTAATATCAGACACTATAAACCTCTAGCTGCTGCTTGTTGGTATAAAATACCTATTTCTCCAGTAGTGTCGTATGGTAACATTTTTGCTAATGTATCTGAAAGTTTTGTACCTGCCATACCTTGTTGCATCATAAGTGCTTCTGATCCTGCACCATCGCCAAGTGGTATACCTGTAGTAATAGGTTCTTCTGGTCTTTGTGATGGAGCAAATAGTGGAGTTACTGGAGTCAAAGGATTCTTAGGTCTGCCACCAACATTATCTGCAATACCGCGAGTAGTTGCTTTAGGTGCTGCTGTATTTAACATAGCAGTCTCTTGTCCTTCGCCATAGGCGATAGATCCTAAATCCATATCGGTTCTCTTTGAGAACTTACCAGGACCTGATGCTCCTGCTAATGGGCCTCTAGCCATCTTTGTTCTCCTTAATAGTTTCTAAATCTTGTGAAAATTTTTGCCAGACTTTTGCTTCTTGGCTTTTCTGTTGCGAATTATAAATACTCATATTGTGCAGATCTTCTGCAAGCGCTTCAAATGCGCTAATTAAATTTAATGCAAATCCTGTTATTACTACTAAAAAATCAGATGAACGAACTGGGCGCTGTAGATCATCATCCATAACGCCCAGCTCCTTTCTAAATTATTTACTTCTTTACTGACTTACCTTTACGGCCTGGTGCTGCATATCCGAAGAACACTTTTCCGCCTTCTTTTCCTGCTGGCTTATTCTTGCCCTCAGTTGGCTTTGCGGTTGGTGCTGCTGCTCTTGATCCCTTATTCATTTTCCACCTCCTTACGCTCCGCCAATGGCGGCGAGTAGTTGACCTATATCTGGTTGAGATTGTCCAGTAGCAGGGGCCGCACCGACTTGTTGTTCTTGAGTTGGCTGCGAGGCAGGGGCGGGGGCCGCACCTGCTACTGGAAGTTGTGCTGCGCCAGGAAGTTGTGGCTCCACTGGAGCAACTGGTTCTGGTGCAAATGCTTTTTCAATTACTGCTTCTAAAGATTGTCCTTTTTGACGACCCTGGATTACTTCTGCGATTCTAGAAATGATTTGAGTTGGGTCTTGACCTTGGGAAGCAAGTGCGGGTATAGCTTGTGCATACTGAGCAACAGCAACCCTAAGAGAATCGCGCATCTCTTCAATGTCAACCCTTTGTTCTTCTTGCGTAACATTTAGATCTAGTGGTATCTCTCTGCGAACATAGTCGCGGCTAACTAACTTATCTGAACGCATTTGTAGTAATGCGATAATGGCTCGGTTAGGATCCATTCCAGACATAATTCCGTAACGTACATCTACGCCATACTCGCCTTTAATATCACGAGATGGTGTGTACTTCATTGTGTAAGGTGTACCGTCATCGGTTCCCTTAATAGATTTAGTCATAGATCCAAAGATCTTCTCATCTACTTCAAAGCATAGACCGATTACATCTTGGAACAACTTAGCAAACTGTGCTTGTGCTGCTTTGATCTGTGTATCAAAGCCTGCTTGTAATGCTTGAACTCCACGACCAGTAATGATAGAAGCATCTAGTTGACCTGAACGAGATTCAGGATATCTAGCACCTAGACGAAGTTCTCTTTCTAATACACCAGACTCTGTAAAGACTCCTGCTGGTAGTTCTAATGGAACTCTACGAATACCTTGTGGGTTAGCAGAACGCATAATTGAATCAGGACCAAGTGCAAGTTCTTGCACATCTTGTGGGATAGCAATAGGTGCTTGGATAGATTTCTCTGCTGCTTGAATCTGTAGAATAGCAAATCTTGCGCGAGCAAGTTGTACTGATAGTACATCATCAAACTGTCCGCGAGCTTCGCCATCTAGAGATGAGCGAACTGCGACTCTTGCTAGGCACTTACCAATTGGGTTTGGTGTGTTAGATAAAATTAAATTGTTACGCTCTGGGATAAAGAGCATATCTTGATCTTTATCGTGGTAGCGCATAACTGATAGATAAGGTGATGCTGATTGATAAACGCTACGAACATTTAAGATTTGACTTGCGTACTCAGGAAACTGTGCTGCTAATGATTCAGCATCTGATACAACAACTTGTGTTAAGGATATGGTACGACCGAAACGATCAATCTCTGGATAGACTCCGAAAGGATTAAGTAGTCGGATGCGGGGATTGTTACCTTCATAATCCATCTCAACTAGAGCAGGTAACATACCATAGGTGTTGAACCAGTCAGCTCCTGAGTACATCTGTAATGGTAGATCTGAAGAGGCTATGTAATAGTTAGCAATACGAGTTCTGATATCAGCAGACTTACGCTGAGCATCTGAAACCATATTAGTAGCTGAACAGTTAAATGATGGCATAGGTGCCATTGCTTCTGCTAAGTCTCTTGCTGCTACATCAATAAAGTTTGCAACTAAAGGCTTTGGATAATCCTCTGAGAACATAGAAGGATATACCTTGGACATATCGCCTTGACGTACAGATAGCACATCGCGCATACGTTGATCACGAGCAGCGTACTTAGTCTGTAATCTAGTCGCTTTTGCTGCGATCTCTTTAACTGTTAACAATTGTTCTCCTTAAATAAAGGTACGTTGTTTTTCATTAAGCATCTCATCTATGTTAATAACCATTCGCTTACGCTTTTCTGAATTTGATAGGAATGGGTTAGTCATATGATGCTTAGCGTGTATACCTTGGTTGAGCATCTCTCTTGCTCGGATCTCACAGAACCAAAGAGCCATAACCATATCGGTCTTGCCTTTGGTAGTGGGTGACCAAGTAATTAACTGTTCTATTAATGATTTAACATTTTCAGTTTGATCACTTGGAAGATGTATTAGATTATCTCTATGGTGTTTACCATCTTGTTGCTTACTTCCAAATAAGGTAGACATAGAGGCTACACCGAAGCCTGCATCCCATTTGTTATTACCAGTGTGATGCTCTCGTAATATAACACCACGAGTTGCAAGGTGCGCTCTAATACCTTCATCTTGGGTTAAGAAAGATTGGAAAGCATTTCGCTCTACAATCCATTCACTAGGACCGTAGATAGATGTCCAGTTAAATATCAGATCTCTGATCTGTGCTGGAGTAGGTCTAGTAATCTTTATAGCATCTACTATATAACGCTTGTGGTTAATGCGATCTATTGCATAGCAGATAGCTGCAGTATCTCCAACCATAGCTGGATCTAAACCGCAGATTATAGAAAAGCCGTTTAAATCTTTTGGGTGACCAGGATGACCTGGGGTAAGCCTACCACTCTTACGCATACCATCAATAGAGCCGCGAACACACACAGGATCAAAAACTGCGTCATCAGAGATGTCTTGTTGCTGGTAAATGAGCGCCCAAGTTGAAGCATCCATACTTTGTCGTTCATTGAAAAGATTGCGCCCGTTCCATCTTGGGTATAAGCCATCTTCGTTCTTATCCGATTCAGCTTGTCCATCAAAAGGTTGATCTGAGGCAGGCCATAAAGTTTCCCACTTATTGGGATCTTCATCTGCAGTTAATAATGCTGGCATTGCTAGGTAGGTCCAAGGAACTAATCCACCAGGGTATCTATCTGGGTTGCGTAGTTCTTTATATAGGTCAACGGAAGCTACGCGAGTTCCAATGATAATAAGTTTACCTGTTGGGTTAAGACGAGATCTAACATCTTGGGTTAGCCATTTGATCTGTCGTTCAAAGTCATTAGCATTTGATAGAGTCACAGCATCGTCAACGATAATCATATCTGCACGTTTACCGTAGATCTGACCACCGATACCAACTGCTTCTATGTTGGGATCTTTTTCGCTAGATTCACGCAACTCATCACCGAAGGTAACGCGAGTTGCTTGCCAGGATGCTGACTTAGATTTGAACCCAACCCCAGCAGCGTAGGCAGTCTGTA